TGCTGATTTTTTAGTATTGTATAGTACAAAAGAAACCAACATAGTCGATGAAGGCGATCAGTATAGGTGTGATTTAATTATCAATGTATTGTATGTAAGATGTATAAAAGAAAGTACTAATGCATTAGATATTGATATGCTGACTAATGCCATAGAACGTTCAATATCGCAAGAAGAGGGCATAGATGTACCAATGAGCGCCAACAATGTGGTTAACATGGGCGACTATAGACATCATTAAAAAATCGATTCTAAGAGAGAAAAATTTTAATCAATATCTATCTATCAATTAATAATTTTCTCTTAAAAGATTGAATGATTTAGGCCTAAAATCGATATATTTTCGATAGATTCTCAATAGAATTTCAATAGATTTTTAAATAAGGTGTATGTATGAAAAAATGTAATAAGTGTGGCGAAGAGAAACCTTGCGATATGTTCCATAAGTCAACTATTAGTAAGGATGGGTTGCAAAACATGTGTAAACAGTGTAAGAAGGAGGCTAATAACAACAGGCCTGCAAGAGATGACACAGAAAAACAACTCATTAAAAATGTTAGGGCAGCGAAAGATGAACTCCATAGGTACAGATTGGAGCGTATTACACAACAGGAGATAGAAAAACAGGTGGCACAAGCAGCGATAGAAGAGTTTCATAAAAAATCACAAGCCCTTGTCGGTGGGGACTCCTAAAAATCCGACACACTCAGAGGGAGTTATACCAACTCCCTTCTTTTTATTATGGTGAAAATATGATAACAACATTATATAAAGTATCAGCAAATGGTAATAAACAATTTTGGAGTATAATACAAGTACCAAAAAATAAGTCATTGAAAATACAATGGGGAGTTATACATGGTGTTACACAAGAACAGGTGGTGCAGATAGAGACAAACCAATCTGGTAGGTCCATCGAAGAACAATGTAAACTAGAAGCAAATGCCCGTGTAAATAAACAATTAGATAAGGGCTATTGCCATAGTATTGATGAAGCCATAAAATCTATAGGTTTAAATGCATCTAAAATGCCCAAACCTATGTTGGCACTAAAATACCAAGATGTCAATGTTGACCATACCAAATGTATGTACCAATACAAGTACAATGGTCATAGGTGTATAATAGCATCTACACAAGAAGGAATAATTAGCTATTCGCGTAATGGTAAGACTATACCTGGTATAGACCATATACTTAATGATATAGAGTTTAAATTACCTGTAGGAACTTATCTTGATGGCGAACTGTACATACACGGCAAACCACTACAAGAAATTGGTAGTTTGATTAGAAAACAACAAGTCGGTAGTGAAAAACTTAGGTTTATTTGCTATGATCAAATGTCTACAAAAACGTTCGATAAAAGATTCGACGGTTTATATAAGTTAAATCTTGGCGCATACATAGATATTGCGCCAACAGTACACGGCAGTAGTATGCCAGATTTGAATGACGCTATACTACAATCAATAGCATACGGGTATGAAGGTGGTATGCTAAGGATGGTAGATCGTGGGTACGAGAATAAAAGAAGTAAACAGCTAATAAAAGTAAAAATACCAGATGATCGTGAAGTGGCTGTGGTAAACGTACATGAATCAGCAGATGGTTGGGCCATACTTGAATGCATAACACTAGATTCAGCTAAAGTGTTTAGAGTGTCTGCGCCAGGTACAATAGAGGAAAAGACTCATGCACTACATAATAAGCACTTGTGGGTCGGCCAATTATTAACTATAGAACACTTTGGTCTTACAAATGATGGTATACCATTCCATCCTGTGGCAATAGGATTAAGAGATGCAATATGAACAGACAGCTAAAAATACCAGATTTCCCACATATACTAGATAAACTAGTAAAGAGTGGTGTACCAACAAAAGATATTGCTAAACATATAGGTGTGAGTGATACTTATGTAATAAAAATAAGAAATGAGTCCAGTGATGTGCCCGATGCATGGGTAGTAGCATATAAATTGCTGGATTTATACGTTAGGAATATTGGTGTACCAGTGCCATTCTATGGTGATCATAATGAGTAGAGTTAGATCGTGGTACAAGAATAAATTACCGATTACAACAAGAAATACTTAATAACCAATGAAATAAATCGATTCTAAGAAGAGAAAATTTTAATCTATATCTATCTATTGATTATCAATTTTCTCTTCAAAGATCGAATGATTTAGGCCTAAAATCGATATATTTCTATTCAATTATTCCTTTCTTTTTCAATCCCTCAATTATATCTCGTTTAACCTTATCGGCACCCTCAATAGTGTCATTTACAGTATCTTCAGCCTTATTGTATAGAGTAGGCCATGGCTGCCTTGATGCAGAAAGTGCTCTTAAATACAAAGTTGGATCACCAAATTTCTTACCAGACATATTTAATAACCCAGTTTTAGCAGGCCACCCTGCTAAATATGCCCTTAAGAATGGGTCTGTCAATGGTGTATTAACATTAAATGGCTGTAAAAGTGTATTTAATAGTGTACGTTTTGGTGCCAATGATTCTGCATGTACACCCATACCACCAAGATCAGAGCCGGCCATCTGCTTATTCATTTTGGCATGTTTGGCCCACTCAAATAATTTATTCATCTCTGCACCACCAGTTTCTTTTAGGTACCTAGATGTATCTCTGGCCATGGCATGATCAGCAAATTTAATGGGGTCAAAACTACCAAGGTGCGTTAACCCATATTGCTTTAATGCCTCTGTGACGGCCCACTTCCTATTTAGTTCTCTAAATGCTGCTATATTGGCTTCAGGGTCACCACCTTGACGGCGTATGCCTTTTTCTATAGCACCATCTAATGTGTCAAGTAGTGGCTGTAGGGCTTTAGCCTTAACCCTATCACCTTTATCCCATGCATTAGATATTTCACCTTTTAAGTCACTACGCAATGTTTGGAACTCTTCGCCATTAATTATAGATGGCTGCATTTGGCCAAGTGCATTACGTTTAACACCCATAGTTTTTTCCATCTGGTCAGCATAATATTGGGCAGTTTTAGTGGCGTTTATTCCTTCTTCAGTAGTGTTTTTTACCAGTGTTTTCAAATGATTTCGTACAGCAATGCGGTCATTAAAATCGAATGATCCTATTGCACCATCAACCCACTTATTATATTGCTGTTTTAAATTATTTTCATGTGCTATTAAGTTCTCTGGTGTTAGTGCATCCATAGATTTTCTTGGTATACCAATACTTTCGAACGCAGATTGGTTTCGTGTTTTTATATTGGCAACATCCCACTTCTTAAGCCTATCGGCATAATTACCATTATTACGTAAACCTGCCTCAAACCTTTGATAAAATTGATTACCTAAATCTTCACCAGGTGTAGCATTCCAACCTTCTTTGTACGCCATATCTCGTAAAGGAGCTTCACCAGGTATATCTGCCCTGTAATCGTGCCCTCTTGTTAACCAAGGGCTTATGCGCTCTCCAATTTTTTGGCCTAATACAGATGATAGTGCACCTTCGCCCATTGTTTGATCGTAGTGTAAACCACTCTCTGCTGCTCCCAACAATGCTGGACCAAGAATACTGCCGCCGTGCGACTTAAACATAGAAGTCCATGGCTGATTGGCCCTAGCATTGTGTAGCGCACGTTCTGCCCACGGAATAGTAAATTCATTTTGTGCCATTTTACCAACTGTACTCAACACTGGTATACCAGATGTTGCAGCTTTGTTTATGCCGCGAGTCAATAAGCCTTTACCTTCTGTGATAACTTCGCCTGGTACATCTGCAATAGCACTAGTTAATTTACCCGCCCCACGCATAAGTGGTTTACCAATATACTCTCCTGTAAGCAAGTATGGCAATAAATGACCTATAGCACCACCGAAACCTGAGTTTTTGCTAAACTCAGCCATTATCTTGTCTTTTTCATCCTGGTCACGTCTTCTATTAGACATAGACTCAACAGCTTGATTGACTGTTTCGGGGCTACCTACAGTTATACGAATGTTATCAACTAAATCTCCAAGTCCTGCACCAAACTTGTCCATAGTTTGGCCGGCAGCGATATCAAGTTTACTTGGAGTGTCACTAGCAAATCCACTACCTAATACATCTAAATATGGCACGCCCTTAGACGCCTCATAAAGTTGTTTACCTAGGGCAGTATTGGTAAATGCCTTTATTCCTAAACCTAATATAGGAAAATCATGTGGTACAACATTATGCATAGCCTCAACTGCAACACGAGATGATGGGTCATTCTTTTGTTGCTCAAGTATATTTTGGCGCATCTGTTGTATCCTTGTGGCAGGCACGCCAGATTTAGCAAGTCCGTTTAATTCAACAAGCATTTTATCATACTTATCACCAGTTGCATTGTTGTATGCATCTACTACACCTTCCTTAACACTCTGCATAGTATTCTGCATATTAGCAACACCTCCTGCTAATAGCGCAGGTGCCGCTATAGTTGCAGCATCTACATATTTCTGCCAAGGTGGTAACCTATTTGCCACTTCCTTACCGTATTCGATAGTGTTTGGTGCGCTAGGGTTCTGTGGGTCATTGCGGGCAACACCTTCTTTAGCTTTACTGGCACCACCCGGTCCACCATAGTAACCGGCTGCAGCCACAATAGCATTTCCACCAGCATCTCTGAAATGTTTTAAAGCATATCTGGCACTAGCCTGTGCATTGTGATGAGGATTATTTATGTCCCACCCTTTATCAGCTACTTCTTTAAATGTACCAGGTTGTATCTGGCCTATACCTACTGCACCACGGTTAGATGTTTTGGTATTTGCACCAGAGGATGACTCTTGTTGGAATATACTCCTAAGGTAAGCTTCCTCCTCTGGCGACTGTGCTTCAGCAGCTATAGCATTATCTATTGGTGCAGGTTTTGCTTGTGAATATGCTTCCCATGGATTAGGCATTACTGTTTCCTCCAGTTTTCTTTCTTGGCTGGGTCACCACCCATAAACATATACCCATCCATAACCATACCAGGTTGTGCAGGTGGCAGGTCTAACTTTGGTGACTTATCTGCAGGTATAGCAGAGCCGGCTCTCTGTGTACCAGCTTTCGCTTGCTCTTCTAGGGCTTTAAATTTTTGTTCAGTTACACTAGGGTCCTCACCCCATATTGGTATAAATGCCTTTAACTTTTCTTCTATTTCAACATTAGAAAAACCTTGTCCTGACAGTAAATGAACAACAGATGTAATTAACTGAGACTTACTTTGGTCAAATTTTTGTTGATCAGTAGACTTCATCGCATTACCAATATCTTCTACAACAGGTATACCTGTGCTTTGTAATACATCACCCGCGTAATCCTGTTTATTTTGGTTAGGATTCATAGACTTAGTTTTTAGTACTTCTCTCATGCTATCCATGGCACCCTTCAAACCTACAACATTCATACCGGCCTTACCCTGGTCTTCAGTAATACCAGTAGGTTTAGCAACTACTTCACCAGTCTTAGCATTGAATGTGGCAGGTACCCTAGTGTCAATACCCCATTGTGTCTTTTGCTCATCAGTTGCAGGACGCATCATAGTGCCATCACCAGTGTTAACCACTACTCCCGCAGATGGGCGCCATGGGTTACCAATTGGTGTTAATTGTTTTGTAGCAGCATCATAATATGCCTGTTGCCTTAAGTCAGGATGCCCTGGTACACCCATTTCAACTATTTTAACTTTCTCTGGGTCAGGTTGTTTAAATTGGTCAACTGTGATATCCTTACCGGCATCAGCCGCAGCTTTTATACGAGACTGCATTAATGCCATGGCGCGCTCTTTTGGGTCAGTTATACCACCTATTGACTCTAGGTACGCAATATCCTGTTTACGCTGTTCATCAGCCATAGTCGCTTCTTTGGTAGCCTTTCGTTCATCAAACCATTCACCGAGTAGACTTCCAATAATACTTTTACCTAAACCAGAGCCACCTTGATATGTGGGCATTTCTGGCATTTGAATTTGTGGTGCTTGTGCATTCAGTATACCAGACATATCTGGAGTAGAAACTTGGTTGCCTTGGGACAACATAGCTAACAACCCGCCAGGTACCTCTGATTGTACGATGCCTCTAGGTTGACTCTGAGACATAGCCTGTTGCTTTAATAGTTCTTCAATTAGACTAGCCATAGTTACCTGCCATCATTTGGCGAATATATTCTGGGATACCTGGTTGACTCATTAAACCAGATTGTTGTGTTGGTTGTTGCATAGACTGCCACATATTTTGCAAATCTAAAGATTGTGGCATTGGATGTGGTTGCTGTTGTTGTGGCTGCAATTGTTGCACTGTATTTTGGCCACTACCCAGTATATCCATTATACCAGTCCCATTACCTAGATTACTTGTAACACCAGATATACCGTTTGCAGCACCTGCCATACCTGATGCACCACCTCCTGCGCTACCACCCATGGCACCACCAATGGCTCCACCTAAGTACATTTTCAAAATAGTGCCTACTATACCACTTTGTCCATAACCTTCTGGACTACCAGAATTCATACCTTTCATGGCAGATGTTTGTAATACTCCACCGCCTAGGTTACCTAATAAACTAGATACTATACCCATTAGATTCCACCTCCGCCAGATTTACCTGCAGATGAGCTAGTACCAAACGAATTACCTTGGCTATAGTTATTAGCAGCACCACTACCCTGGTTAAGTACAATTGGTCCACCGAGTGCATTGCCATAATTCTGCAATCCAGCCCACACTTGGTTTAGTGGTGCAAATTGACCCATACCAAGATTTTGTATATCACCGACACTACCCAATGCACCACTCATTGCACCTTGTTTGCCGCCTAGGGCTTGCAACATAGCATTTATATTCATTTGGTTGCGAGCTGTAACGTTCTGGTCTGCTAGATTAGCTATATTCAGTTTACGTTCCAAGTCTGTATCAAATGTATTAAATCCAGTTTCTGCCAAATTACGCTGGAGATTTTGGTTAATATCTCGTTCCCCAAGAGCAGTAGCAATACCATGACGAGAGCCACCGGACATACCAGAAGCAGCGGCACGAGCATCCAGGTTGGAAAGCATGTTTTCTTGCGCACGGTTTGCGTCTCCTATATATTGTTGTTTCATTGCATCAGCATAGTTATTGCCAGAGCCACCCATTATCATTGCATTTATATCCTGCATATTAGTTGGACCTTGCGTATCTGCTAATTGACCTCTTAAGTCATCTGCAGAAAATCCTCTAAATGCACCGCCAGCACCTTGGTTAGATAGTAAACCTGCACCTTGATTTGCAACATTACCAATATATTGCTGTGCATCAGGTATAGCACTTTGTACTTGTTGTTGGTTTGTACCAAATAAGTTTGCTGCATTATTGTACAAACCACTTAATGCACCTTCTTGCCCTCCATATATATTTTGTTTAAACTGATTACTACTATTGCCAGTAGAAAGCATATTACTTAGGTTTAAACCAGAACTATTTTGTTTACTTTGTTGGCCAGACATACTACTCTCCTACTTTTTTCTTTATGACGAAATGAGACTCTTCCCATCCATAACCCTTTAAAACTCGTTTCCACGACTCCCTTGTGCTGAATCCGCGCATTTCTATACAACCTAAACTCTTAGCTATTTCTTCTGCAAACTCCAAAAATTTGGGTCCCCAAATAAATGCCTCATTACCACCAACTACGGGTATATGTAATGCCTTTAATCCACTCTGGTATATCTCTACTTCTACAGTGTTAACTGCTACAACAAAGTCATCTTTTAGTACAAGTACAAATGTTGTATTACCCTCTAATGCCCTTTGTTTAATGCTTTCAAGACTTATCTCTCCTGCGGATGCATCCACAACTCTTTGTAAATGTGGTGTTATCTTATCCCATAATACACCAACAAGTATTGGTGGCACTATTGCAAATATATAGTTCATGCTATTTGTATCCATCCAGTTGATTTATAACCCCAATAACCTTCAGCCGTTATACTGGGCAATATTGCAGTACTAAAATAGTAAATTTTACCAATTACAGGTCTCGTGGGCACAATGGTAGTTGGTTGTATCTTATCTAAACTTACTTGAGCATTCTCTAAACTTGTCAAAACCCTAGATAAGTACTCTGATAATGCTGGGTCTATATTAATTGGTGGCTGTTCCATTATCTTAATCCTGCTGTTGTGTACTCTATATCCATACCACTAAGTTTAAATGCTCCGGCACCAAGACTATTTATCTTCCATGCATGAATCTTACCTGTAGACCTGACATCAATTTTGCGATCAGTTTTTGGATTAAATACAACTGGTGATTCCCATTTAACTGGTGCACCTATAAACTCTTGGCTACCAATGTGTATCTCAACATCATCGGTGCCCTCCATATGTGGATAGACTCTGGTAACTATTTTTACTTGTCGCTGATCACCGATAACAAATCCTTCCTTAGTTATATAAGTATTAAAATCAGTACCAGGGTTGTAGTATTCTACAGCTATTATATCACTAGTAGCTGGTGCTGTGCCAATAAGTGACATTGAAAATGGTGATACATTAGAGTAATCCCAAGTCTTAGTATAGTCTTCCCATGATAGCATTATATTATCCCACACTATCGGTAGTGTTAATACACCAGCCTCTGATGTAGATGACCATGTGCTCGGTTCAGTGCTCCATGGTGTAGTTGAATAACTACTCCAAGGTGATGATATATTATTAACCAATCCTTGTAGTATTGGTGCATATATCAACTTGGACACTACAGGTAAAAGTTCTCTAAAAGATATATTGTCATCTGCCCAATTATAAATTATTGCGATATTGGGCATAGTATAGCCTTCTTCTACAAGGCAAAACCATATTTCTTTATCAGCGACATTACTTACTGCAAACGAACGAGAACTATATGTATAACTTATAGACTTTGATATTCGCTTCCTTAGACGATTATGTAAAATAGATGTGATTGAATTTCCATCATTGCGTAGTACATCACCATCAGAAATAAAATAATGGGCCCCATTAACCTCAACAACACAATCAGAAGATAATAAACCATAACTAGAAGTTAACTCTCGAACATTCCAAATAAATTCTCCACCAACATATGTCAGTATATTTATACCCTTAGTAGAGTATATACAAAAGGCATCTCTTAGTGATAAACCATCAACAATATCGCCAAATGATCCTGGTAATGATGCAATACCTGCTATGGCAGATAAGTCTGTTTCATCCCATGTAAAAGGCAAACCATTATTATCAGCAGGATGTGACCACCTATATGAATAAGGCATATCTACACCACCCTCCGATAATCCTAGCGCAAATAAGAACCCTTTATGAGCTCTAATTACATTACAACTTTTAGTTGCTGTTGCCCATGACACACCTGGTGTAAAATCTAATGCCTGAAATCTTTGTGCAGTACTTTGTGGACTCCAATACTCAGGAAAGTGCTGAGGATTATTTATAACCGGTATGTTGCCAAGTTTAGCATAAGTCCAAAGAAACTCATCACCAGAAGATAGACCGGGATATGCAGATACAGCTAAAGATGATATGTCATAATAATTATTACCATCAGTTACAAGTATATTATGCAATCCTAGTAATATATAATAACTATTACCAAAACTATTTACATAAATAAGATTGGCTGCATCAATATCTGTATCAGGTCTACCGAGAACAACTTCACCATTAAATGTTTCTACAGTGCCACTTATAAGTCTATAGTTATTGCCATCAGTAAATACTTCTGGACCTAGTTGTACTTTGGTTACATCTTGATTGACACCTTGTGAACCAAGATTATTTATTGTCAATAAGCTTTGCATCCTGTACACCAGTTAGTTGTAAAACAGCCATAATGGTAGCATCTTGTCGTTTGTTAGTATCCTCTCTAAGAGAGCATATTGCTTTAATAGAGCCTCGCCCAGCTTGTATACTCTCAACCAGTAATCTTGGTACTAATGTATCTGCGCACTCATATCTCGTAACTTCTAAACCAGTCAAAATCTCTGTAGCATCAACTTTAACGTATGCATTACACATGTGAATTTTGCCATCCTCACCAATTGTACGGCACTTTTTATTATACCTACAATCAATAACAACTTCTATATCATCCATTATACTTTCTCACATGGTATGGCATCAACATATCTAGGTTGCCAATTACTGGCACCAGAATTGTTGGCGGCTGTGGCACTATGCGTGTGTGTATTTCCGCCCCCAGAATTGGTAGTACCCGTGTGACTATGTGCACCATTAGTACTTGTATTAGCCACACTGTCCGCATCCTGGTTAGGAACTGCGCCACCCTGATATGTGCCAGAACCTATGGGCTCATTATATTGGTGGTTATGCGCACCATCGGATGATGTTGTAAAACCGTGTGTATGCGCAGCAATAGTTGTATTATTAACAGTTATATTATGTGTATGTGCCGGTACAACATTCATAACTTTTGGGTCGTGTGAGCCACCTGACCCTCCACCAACTGTTGTTACTCTGAGAAAGTGATCAATCCATGTAGATATTAAATTCCAACCAGATGGTGGTGATGGGTTCAAAAATAATAACCTAGACCCAGAAGGTATAGCTGATGTAGCAGCATTAATTTGGGTTTGTATGTTACTAGTAACTCCTGAAAGGTAATTTATCTCTGCTTCAGTAGCAGTTATAGGCACGGCAAATCCGCCTGCAGCAACACCAGGGAATTGAGTTTTTAATATAGATTTTATAAGGCGTAAATGATCGTCACCCTGGTTTACTGGATCACCAGATGTTGGGTTTGTTACTGATAATTGCGCAATTGTTGTACCTGTTTCGAGTCCCATTATATTCTACCTATGCTGTTGTTAGTCTAACTGATCTAGTTACACCATCAGACCCGCGCTGCAAAAAATCAAAATGAGTATCGTCTACCCAGCGAAGCCCAATAGTTAAGTTTTCACTCATAGTTACTACAGTTGCAGGAGATATAATAGGTTCTACTACATAAAGTCCTTGCACCTTGTGTGTTGCATCACCAATATCTAATGTATTATCAGTGCCAGGTCGAAACCCGGCATTATTAAATTCCCATTCAGTATTCTCAGTAGCAGAACCTGGCACAGATGATACTAGTCGTAAAGTATTTTTATTTGTACCAGAACTGCCTAATAATGCCCATTCAAAGTATCCGAGGTCCGTATCAGTTAGTGTAGTGCTAGAACTACCACGCCTATCTGCCATCTTTACGGATGCTACTTTTGTAGAAGATGTTCGACTACCCTCGACTTTTACCGTCCCTGTTCCTGATGTACCAGTCCCTATTGTGCGGTTAATTAAACCATTTCCAGAGAATATAGACTCCCTATCATTCCAACTAAAGGCAGGTGGATTAGTAACACTATACCCAGTGTACGTTATTTTTGCTGTAGACCCCGCTTTTATTACTTGTTTACCAAGAGCTGTTATAGCCTCACTCGTTTCTCTCCCTAGTGCAGTAACAGCTGAATTAAAAGATTGCCCTATTGCCTCAATAGCTGATGCCTCAACATCCCACGAACCGGTGCCGGATGCAATAAACTTAATAAATGGTATAGTGCCATCATGCACAGGACCGGGAGTGGCACCATTAGCATGATAAAAACCTTCAGGAAATTCATGACTTACAGAGTTTACAGCATCAAAGACAAACACACTATCATGAGTCGGTGTTGCTGCAAATACATATTTATTGCCTATCCATTGGCTGGAAAATGAATCTAATAGTACTATACGACCTTTATCAATATAGTTATCATTGAATGTGTGTGCCGATCCTGCAGTTATTTCTATATTGACTGAGTTAGTTATGGGCACATCAATACCAGAATTGCCATTATAAAAATGATTGCTATTAACTAAACAAGTGTTGCCAGAGAGTGTTAATCCTTTGCCGCAATATCTTATTATATTATTGAAGACTTTTGTATCGACTGTATCAATAATAATGCCAACACCAACTCTTAGCGCTGCTGTTGACTGGCTTTGAGTTATTAAGCAGTTAATGATTCTTTGGTCACCATCTGACGCACTGTTTAACTTTATGCCATAGCTAAGAAACGATTTTATTTCTAGGTTTTCATATTTATTGTTGAATCCACCAGACTCAGCTTCTATACCGTCTGCTAAAAATGCACAATCAAATAAAATATTTGCTACTAAAATTCTCAGTCCAGTCTTTAACCTTAAAAGTGCAAGTGACCCTGTGCCATCAGCTGTGAATGTACTATCAGCAGTTATTGTGCCATTTGTTATTATTATATCACCATTATTTATTACCAATGGTTTATCAATCATGTGCTCGTATCCGCATAGATCGACTATTGGCGGACCAGTAATTACTTTAGCGACATCAATAACGGCTTGTATCTTAGTTGTTACTATAGATGCACCACCTATAGCGCCAGCCTGAGCAACTGAAAATATATTATTATGTATAAGTTTCCATCTACCGCCATCTGATGCAACATGCACTAAGAAGCCATCTGCAGTAGATGTTGTATCGGCTAAATCCAACCAGTAATAACCATGTCCACCATCCCTTATGCTAAAATAACCATTTGTAGCAATAACTTTTTGACCCGTCTTTGGCTGTAAAATTAAATCAGCGATAGTGTCTACGTGTGTAATAAGCCTATTTAATTGAGCCTCAAACACAGTTATTGGTAAGGCATACCCAGAGCCACCAACACCTGGAAATGTTGCTTTTAGCACTGCCTTAATAAGTCTAAGGTGGTCATCACCAGAACTTATCATGTCAGCATCTAATGGGTTAGTGTCTACTAATCCTGCTATTGTTGTTGTTGTTTCTAAGCCCATCACGCCACCCTTACAGTTAATGACTGACCAGACCAATGAGATAGATAATCATTGTCTGCTATTTTTGTTAAAGACTCATTAAACCTTTGTTCCCACAGCATAGCCGCTTCTGCATCTTTTACAAAAGAAAATATCTCAACACACAAACCAAAGATGTAACATTCTGGATTTAACTCGGATACCCAATTTGTCGTCGCAGTAGAAGTTAAACTTGGCAATCTTTTGTAGTAAGATATAGATAGCGTATTGTCTATAACATCTGCAGCAGAAGGTATAAAACCTAGTGTTAAAGTATTACCAATAATAGAATATCCATACACAGAATTATTAACAGGGTCATCTTTGGCTGCATCTGTTTCTTCTGGTGTAAGCAGTGATAATGACTTATTTACACCAGAACCCGTATAGCGAATGTCAACCAATGCCTTATATGCTGCTGGTAAAGTATAATTTACAACATTTTCTTGTAATGCAATGGACTCTATTGCAGTCATACTTTGTACAGTTAATACAGTATTTATCCTTGATTCAACTATACGTAAGAAAATATCTATCTTATTAACTGTACCAACATCGCTCCTATCTGCATAAGATAGCGCTGCATCTACTATTTCGGCATAATTCATTTCATTTGCCCTGATAATTTTAATAGGTCATTTGCCAACTCAATAACTTCATCTTTAGTAAGTCTTACATCACCAGAGTCAATATTAGAGTTTGACAATACCACTTGTGACTCATTTACCAAAATGATGTCAAAAAGGTTATATCCATTAAGTCCTAGTTTATCTAACATAATAATTATACATTTAATTTAAAACAAATAGTTCCAGACGGTGCCATGATGGCGGTATAGTCGGCTTGGGTAAGGTATGGCATCAATTGCGACTATGAGCAGCTAAATTAGTCAATCTGTTCAAAATATGCACGGCCCCATTCGATAATGCCATCGCCTGTATATCCGAGAACCAAGCCTGCCCTTTCCCGAACTCACTCGCAGTAGGCTTAGAGGTTGTTTCGGTATCAAATTAACTATATCCGCACATTCTTACATATTCAGAATATGTCGGAAAAATAGCCGTTCCCGCAGCTTGCTTGGCAGCATAATCATCAATCACTAGTCGGAAATCTGACACCCTCGCCTCGCCAGAATTTGGCGTTGCTGAATCTTCTACAATAGAGTGTAAATACATACCACCAGAACCTCTATGGGCAACAAGTTTGTTGGCATAGGCGATTAATGTTGCTGAACCTCCTGACGTTATACCATCACCAGCCGCACCCATAGCCATACAAGTTGGACAAAGAAATGGATATTCAACATTGGTGCGCGTTCTACGTAAATATTTATAACCCAAGTCTGCAAGCACTCTACGCAGTAATATGTTTTCCTCCCCAAATGGTGCAACATAAATATCTGCACCCCTATTAAATCCATTATTTGCTAAGTATGTTTTAGGCGGTAATACTTCGGTTAAAATTTCATCGTAACTAAGACTTACGCCGACCGCAACAGTGACACCCGCGTCTTTGTTTAGCACTACCGAATTCACTTTTGTCCATACGTATTCTGTTGCGCACTGTGTATTAGTAAACTGTGGGAAGGTAACTGTGCGCTCTATGCCATTTTCATCTATTCCATTAATGGTAACGTATATGTATGAGGCTGATGGTGAGGAAGCGTATCTAAATACAATGCACCTAGGTGCATCGAAAACTGCATTGGCAATAGTGCCATTAAGAGTAAGAGGGACTCCAGCTGATGCTGTCTGAGCTGTTGCTATCTGGTTACAAGGGCCAACAGTGCTAAGTGTTACTCCATAACCAAAAGAAACGTGCCGGTGACTGTGTGAGTGGTTTACAACATCCCATCCTGCCTTATAAACATCCTGCATTTGTCTTAGCTTCATACGACCTGTTGTTTCGATCGTGTGAGTGTTGATAGCCATCGTGCCTCGCAGTCCTTTTTTCTGCATATAGGTAAAGCCTTCGAGATACGACGACTCATAGCCATCATCAAAGGTTATTGGGATAGCGGTTATATTCATTGGGTTTGCATAACAGCCCAAAACGGTCAATTTGGTTCCTGCTGTAAGTTTCACAACCAGCCTGATTCTGTCTATATAGCTACCTATACGCACAGAACCGTCACCTGTAACCCCTGTATCGAGCAGAGAGCCTAGAACATACATAACCGCCTGCCCACCTCCCTGATTTACTGGGGCCGCTCCAGCCGTGTCAGGGCTTGCTACAGACAAATAGCCAGCGAAGTTTTTGGCTTGTGTTGTGACTTCGGTTCTGAACGATGATATTCCTCCAGGGTCAACCATATGCAGGAGCCAACATATAACAGTATCCGCCTCTAGACGAAATGGGGCTGCGCAGTTAAACGTAAGTGTCGACTGGATATTTTCGCCCGTATTTTGAGTAATAGTGACACCACGACCTCCATAGGCGGTGCTCGTCGCTAGTGTGGCACCTGCACCTGTTGTGGAAGATGTTAGTGATGACGTACCAGTTAAAAACTCATTAAATGCGATGCCATTAGTTTTATACAGATCACCTTCACCAGTGACCGCCCACGTTACACCATCACTATACCCAATCGCGCCAATATCTCTAAACCACGCCTGACCTTTGCCAAATGCAGATGCAGATGGCTTTCCGGCCCAAGTAAGTTCTTCGAGCACTTTAGTAACAGGTACACCTTCTTCATCTGTCTTTACCCAATTTATACCATCATTTATTAGTGACATTTATGCTTTCCTCTATGTCTTTTAATTTAGCTTCTATTATGCTTTCAAACAAGAATAATAACCTTGTAGCCATGTGGCCACTAACTCCTGATAGCGCGGCACAAATACCCACTGGATATTCAAATGATTGCGCTGTCATAAAAACGCCTAGCCCTACAAAACCGCTAGTAAATGTTTCACCGATTAGTTCAACAATATTAAATGCTCTTGTTTTACGTTGTTTCACTTTACTGTACCAGCTTACTATGCCGCCAGCCACTGGCATCGCTATTGCTAATAACCATGTACTTAACTCCCAAGCAGTTGGATCTTTGTCTATCATATATTACACACTACAATTAATGACTGAAAAACTTTTAACAGTCGCGCCAGATATCGGCGATTGTGATGTTATTGTGGCTCCAACACCATGTATATTTATACCTAAATTTAATGCCGACAATGTAGTTGTGGCAAGTGATAAAGTCATTCCTACTACATTTGGCACATTAACGTCTAAAGGATTTTTTACCTTCATACGTAATACTGATTTGTTATATGTAGTAACTTGGTACTTAGCTGTCGGCAATACTTTCATTAGTTTTTACCTTGGACTAAACACATTTTACCGTCAGTTGTTTGTAAAAATCGTAGTAACTCTTTTTCGGCAACTTTTGAGTCTCTACTGTTTAAATCAAACCCATTTCTTAGTGCTTTATCCCAAACTATTAATGGGATAGATGCGACTTGGCGGCCCCAAGTACCACCCTCATTGTCCTTACCTAAATCATGTAATGCACCTGGGTTATTACGGAGCCTGGCATTACGAGCCAAAATCATATCTTCAGTTGGCTGAGTCATTTTATGGCACAATTCTGTTCCGTGCTCTAAAAACTCTGACTTAAATATTTCGTCCATTTTAAACTCTACTCAATTTATCTGAGTGATTCTGTAATTCAGCACGAGTCGCTATACCAATAGCACCCGGTTCGATGCGGCCTTTTGCTAAATTGATTGTATTTGTCGATACATTTTCTACTTTAAAAGTATCAGTAGATTTTTGTACAACTGGTTTTTCAGTCGCTTTTTCTTTTTCTTTTTCTATTGCCATGACAGTATCCTAATTAAATAAGTTAAAACCATGCCACAAGAGGAGTAAGCTTGTGGCATGTAAAATCCACCGATTTTGTTTTACGCAGTCATAGTGCCGGCAGGGTTGATATCACCGATAATTGCCTGGGCCTTTTCATTCAGTACTTTAAGAGTCCAGTCAACGTGCATTTGACGATTTTCTGCAAGACCTGTCTTTGCCAATGGTTCTGTTTTATACCCACCCATATATGACAATTCAAGATATGAAGGGTCAAGAATGAACACATCAGCCACAGTAGCAACACCGGAGTCAGTATGTGTTGGTTGCAACCTATTAGCCACCATTCTAAGTGTGCCAAAATCGGTTACGAATACATTGATTGCGCCCATTGCAGTAGCTTTAGCAGACTTGCCTTCAATGTCACTCATCAATGTAGCAATACGTGCAGAAGAACTGAACATATATTCAGAAATTCTAGCAATAACACCAGATGTTGACATCAGTACACTTGAATCGCCACCTTGATCGAACACACTTTGCACAGCTGTCCTTACCAAAGTTTCAGTAAGTACACGAGTTGCAGTTGGTGTGCGTGCCACAGTTAACCCAGTAGCAGTGTTAAATCCACCTGCTGTACCGCCAGTTGCATGGTTAGTGACGATCCAAGATGGTAGACCACCAACTTTACCTGCAGTAGCATTGCCATCATCGGCAACAGATGCCTGGTTTAATAATGAAATAGCCTCAACATCTCGACGAAGTTCTTGCTGACGACGAGACAGTTGATATGCCAGTTCTTTTGCACGACCAATAACATCTGAGTTGTCTGCACGAGTCGATGTTCTTACAACTTTATCAGAGATTTGTGAGTGATTACCAACTCTTAACCCAACTACAGTGTTATTGCCAGATGCATCTGCGCCATCAACATTTGAATTTGCCGTGTCTGGTGCTGCCAGTGAATCTGTAGTCCATTCAGCATAGGAGTTCTTGTGCGTTCCTGACCCAATCATATCAGTAAATGGCAATGGGATTTTGCTAATATCCCAAATTTTGTTCATTACATCTTCGCGAATTAATCCGCCCCTGGTGACTGCCTTTAAATCGGCACTATCTAAATTTGCGGTACTCATTTCATTCCACCCAATAGGATTTCGGCCATTGCTTCAGTTTGAAGTTCACGACGCTTAGTCGAATTCTTTTCAACTTTAGCTTTAGCAGTTAAAATTTCAAGTTTTGACTTTTTCTTTACCGGCACACCATTTGATTTTTGAAATTTAGGTATAGGAGTAGTTAATTTTTTCTCTGCAAACTTCTTGCCTTCCCTATATGCTTTTGCATCTTTTAAAACTTCAAAGATTCGAGCATCTTGTATATTCGCAAAATCATTTTTGTCGAACCCATATGCTTCTTCAATGAATGTTTCAATTTCAGTAAGAGCTTTCTTAAATACTTCTGGCTTTGCCCATGTAGGGTTTTTCTCGATAACTTTTTCAACTTGTTGCCTCAAATACTCTTGCATTTGTGCTTGAGATTTTTGTTGCATAACTTGCTGTTCTTGTGTACTTTCTTGCTGTATTGCATTTTTTACTTGCTCAATTTCCGAACTTTTCAGTTGGAAATCTTGAATAAGTGCTGCATATTCAGCAGGATTTGTGTACCTAAGTTGTTCCCAATTAATATTTTGGAAGTCCTTAAGTAGGTTACTTTCCAAATGAGCAGTAAGTTTATTTACAGCCTCTAATTTTTGAGTATATTCAGTTGCAATGGTAGCACGAATCTCATCAAACTCTTTACGCTCTGCTGCAAGAGTTTGTGCTTTATTCGTATTGCTTTTATTAAACTGATAACCTGCAATTAGTTCATTAACTGGTACTGTATCGATCTTACCATCTACTTTGACATTAATGCCAATAACCTCTCCGTCATCAGATAAGGCTATTTTTGAATCATCAATGCCCAATACTTTGCCCCAAGATAAATCTGACTCATCGCCTTCTTGGGTTTCTTCGTTTGAAGCTTCTTCTAACTCTTCCTGCTCTTCATTGGATTCATCAGTTTGGGTGGAGCCCTCCTCTAAATCTTGGTCTTCAGGTTCATTATTAGTTACTTCGTCATCATCTATGCCAACTAATAAGTTAGCAATTTCTGACATCTTATCAATGCTCGCCGATTGGGTAGAGCTTGTTGCTTCGATGGCCATTTTATACCTCTAATTAATTACAATTTTTCAAATAGTTTTTGTTTCAGTAAATAACCTTCTAATGCCCAAATTTTATTACGGGCATTTTCTCTGGCTACTTTACGGCCAATTTCTACATCGAAATTTTCTTGACTTACAGCAGCACTTTCACCGACTACAGTAAAACCATTTTTCAATTTTAGGCAACATACTGTTACAGTAGTACCAGGAAATATGTAGTATAGCTCATCTACAATAGTGCCATCTATAGCAGAAGGTGTAAGTCTTGGCGCATTGAGATTTTTATCTTGTATCTCTTTTTCAATTTCTTGTTCATTCATATTATACTCCTAATTGTTTCTTGGCAAGTTTGCCAGTTTCTATGGCAGATAATATGCCTGCCACCATTTCATCCAATGCTATTTGTTTAAATTTTACCAAATGACACTGGTCTATACTTGCATCTAAGAACTCTGTATAGAGTTCTTTTTGTTTTTGCTCAGTGTATTCTTTCATAAATTGATTCCAAGCAATTTCTGCCTTAGCACCAATTCTTACTTCTTCCTGTAGTAACTCCTCATTATTGTTGTTCACTAGTAGCCTCTAGATTCTGTTGATAATTTTGTTCTTCTTGTTGTTTAGAAGCAATTTCAAGTTCTGTAATCTTTATTGCAATATCTGCAGCAAGTTTAGTGTAGTCAAACTCGAATTTTTCATCTTTTTCTTGTGCATTTGCAACTTGTTGCACCATTTTGAGTTCTGCTTCAAGTTGTGCCAATTGAGACTCGTAAGTTTGTTTCTCCATTTCGCGTTGATGCTTTGCGGCTTCAACTTGTCCTTTAAGTGTAACATTATCTTGTGCAACTTGTGCTTTGAGCATCTCTGCCTGAGCTAATTGCACTTGCATTTGTATCATTGCTTGTGCTTGTTGCTCTTCTTTTTGCTGTTGCATTTGAGATTGCTGATCTACTTGCATTTGTTTATCTTGGCCAACTTTGCTAGTTGGATCAATAAAGTATTTTGCAGCACCATTTAGACCAGAGAACTTACAGAAGTCATCAATGGCAGAATAAATCTTATCTGGTGTAACTATCGCCTGGCCTGGTACTTGTAGTGCTTGTGCTTGCATCTCAATAATCTTTGAGATAGCTGCCAATTTGGCTGTTGTGTCTCCAGACCCAGTACCAACACGCACTGTCGACTCAGAGCGCTCAGACCACTGCGAAGGATTGACTTGAACCCATTCACCTCTAAATTTAAAGTTCTCGATTGTATCGACATGTTTCCTAGCAAGGTCTCTTATTTTTAGACAAAGTGGCTTAATACCTGTTTCGGCAAATACTCTAACTATTAATCCAACTAATTCTTCTTTGGCCGACATAAGTCGTTCGACACCTTGTGACCCAACTCTATCGCCAATATTCTGTGGTGTTGCTGAACCTTCTGCTGACACACCACTACGTCCGGCACGTACTTCATCAAGATAGCGCATAAACTCAAACGCTTCCATACCAAGTTTGGGTGTATTAATTGGAAACAATGCATCTGGTCGTGTCATACGTACTATACCACCAGGTCTAGACACCAGTAGGTCATCTATATTGACTTGACCTGTTATCACACCCATTCGTTGGTTATTCTGTAAGTATATGTTATCCTGTATATTGCGTATCAGTGATGTCTTATGATCTTGTAATTCTTTAAGTCTATCATAAATGGATAGACCTTGAAACTTGTGAGACATCAATATTGCAGTAGTGCTGATCCATGGGCAATCTGCTATTTCTTCTTTTGATAAAAGAGTAGAAAACACATTGTCATTACCTGCACATGTAACTTTGACATATTCTGCAATACCGTCACCATCCATATCCATATACAGAAAACATTCTGCTACTTGAACAAGTCGCATAGCATCATTTTCTATCGTCCATGATTCATTAACTACAGAGTCTTCGCCTTGAAGTTGAAAGCGATAGTCAGATTGGTTTATAAAACCAGATGACAACTCTGATAGTACATCTTCTGCAATACCATCTTCTCTTAGTTGCGAGATGGTTTTTGTAGTAATATGCGCAGTAAATCTTGCGTGTGATAAATCAATTGAGTTATGGTTTGAATTTACACGAAACTCTTCTGGTGGTACAGGCTCTATTTTTATGCATGGTTTATTATATTCTGTTTTTACATTTACAGAGTATGAAGTCTGTGGACCAAACATTTCATCATAGTATTGATTTTCTTCTACACTAATAACTTCTAAATTTGGTGTAGCTAATAGCATTTGAAATTGTTCTTGTGTCAATCCACTATAACTTTCTTTTTGTGTATTATTGTATGTTTCATAATACACTTTAAGTATGCCGTTACGCTGTAATAGTGCATCTTTTACAAATTGATGTATAGCAATAAAGCCAGGATTCTTTTTCATAAGTATGTTATAGACATATTCTGATTCTAATTCTGCTTGCCTTTCATCCTCTTGTGATTGTGCATCAAAAATAACTATTTCATTTGTTTGGGTAAATGACTTCATTATTTGTGGCATAATCCACTCAATGGAGTCTGCTACATCTAAAGATGTGAGTGTAGATCGACCTTCAACCTCAGTGCCGTTTGGTTCACCAAGATAGTATGCCAATGGTGTTTCTAAATTGTTATTAACTGGAGCATTATCTAACTCATAGTTAATTATATTTAGTATATCATTATCGTCCATTATCATTATTATTTACTCTTAAGTAAATTTTCTAAATCTTTAACATATGGTTTTAATTCTGGAGTAACTGGCGCATTAAATTTACCCTTTACTTGAACCATCTTTTTATTAATTGGGTCCCATTCTGCTGTTAATATAGGCTTATTATCTGGGGATCTAAGTGAAAATATCTGTGCCTCACCTCTTGCAACTTTACCTTCATATGTTGCAACACAGTGCCCTTGTGTTACACCTTCTACTCGTAATGCTGCCGGCTCTACTAATTTGTTCCATGTTTGGCCGTTTGGTAATTCTTTGACTAATTCTTTTTTGTTTAAATCTATGGCATTTTGTCCTGCAAATTTAGCTTTTTCTGCGGCGGCAGCTGCAGCATCATCGGCACGTATTGTATTGCGTATAATGTCAGAAAATGATGCCCTACCAGTTGTCGGGTTCATATCCTGTAAATGGTCTAAATAGTAGTTACCAAGCATATTACCTGAATTAAATACATTAATTTTATCTTTATTAGCTTTATAATATGGGTTACTTGCCACTTGCTCCATTATTTTATTGTTCGCCCTATCTTGTATACTCCATATATCTTCTGCAGTTGGGTCTACACGTTTTAATCTATTTGGATTTACAATATTATCTACACCATTTAAATCATTAAGATTCTCAAAGAATTTACCGGCAGGTGTAGTTGCTACTTGTTGTGTACCGAATTTGTTTCTCGCATGATCTGCTAAGGCTTGTATTTCACTTATATATTGATTTGCCCTTGGCGTAATTTTTACACCATCTCTTAAACGCGATATAATAGCACTCTGCGATAATGCTGAATAAGGGGTAACTTTTTGTGGGTAACCTAATTTTTTACTTACTTTTAATAGGTTCGGATGTAATTGTGGAAAATGATGTATATTATCACCTATACGTATTTCTTGTGCAGTACTTATTGGTCCACCACTATCAACATACTTAACAAGTTCATCTTTGTCTGTTAACCAAGTATTTTTTCTATAGTTAGCTAACAACTTCTTTATGGGGGATAGTTGTGTATCTAGACTATAAGGTGTTACTATATCCTGTGGGCGTTTTATTGACCCTAATACACCAAGTCCTGTCGGAGCGTAAGGAAACATTGGCGCATTTAATGCTGCACTAGTAGACCATTGTTGCATTTCTTTTGGGTTTCTATATGCACTAATAGGCGGTACATTTTTATCAACATTATTTTTTATATGTTGCGATAAATTATTTAATGGTGAACCTTTTTCTATTAGTGGTAAGTAATCATCTATAGCACTCATGTTATAACCTACTATTCAATTATTCCTTTTAATCTAATTCGTCATAATTACTATTAAACATGGTGCTAATACCGCCTATAGCAAAAGAACTCATCTATAGCTCGCTGTTTGTTTTGAGTAGTCTATTGCTTTCATACCATCCAATCCACCTATGACTCTTGCACCACCGACAGCACCAAGGAACAGATACTGTAGTGCGTCTCCTGCATGAGAGTACTGTCCTTTGTCTGGTTTATCTTGGAACCTCTCCTCACCAGAGACTTGCATCCGTTTAAACTGGTACCCACCTGCGCATGCCGTACGCACAGTAGGTGCGCCCTGTGTTATTAAGAACGCCGGTTTACCACTGAAGTCGAGTCGTTGCATGTAATCTGCTACTGCTTCACGACGTATACTGTAATCATTTGTGTATGTGGGATAAGCAATAATACCTTGATTGGCAAGGATCATATAAGGTGTTTGCTCATCTGTATCAGCCCTATGCTCTCCGGCAGGGTCACCATAAAAATTAAATGTACCAAGTTTGACGTGTTCTGGGTAAGATCTTTGTAACTTCTCCTTAAGTATTTTACCAAAGTTCATAGCACCCATATTAAACGTTACCAACTCGTCGAACACGACCATGCGACCTGTAGGTGTTATCTGACCAAACACTGCTGCTGGTGTCAGACCGAAGTCTAGTCCGACCTCTATAGGTAGAGCTGTATCTGGTGTGTACTTAGTGGGGTTGTAATGTACATCATCCTTGTATTCTGGCCACACAGGCAAACCATCTGCTATAAAACCATATTGACCGTGTACGTACACTTTTATCCACTCCTGAGTTTTTCCTTGCATCATGTTCTGATAATACCCTTTTACCAAGTTACGTTTATTTTCAGCATTAGGACTGATGCCAGATGGTTGATGAAAAATCCTATGGTTAGGTGGTATGTTCTCTTCAAATGTCTTGTAGTACCAATGATCTGTTGGTGGCGGGTTCGTATCCATGATCACACCATGAAACGACGGTCCATACAGTCGTCTGCAATTATCTGGGTCTGACCAATAGTTTGGATCAGTCTGGTCTAATATTGTTTGTGGGTATCTCCCGCAACGACCTTGTACCATCTCAAATACTGCTTTTGCTATCTCTCTTGCTTCATTTATCCAGGCTGCTGTTATTTCGAGAGATAGTAATTTCTTAATGTCATCCGGTTTGTCTAGTGCACGAAACAGAAATTCTGTGTCTACCACTGTGCCATCGGGTAGCTCTTGTTCTAGTTTAAAAGACATATTAAGAGTGGACCAGTGCCCTGTTTCTTTTGGTATCCACATAAAGAATGTACTTATTGTTGTGTCTAGTAATTCTCTATATGTATTGCGTATTATGGCAAATTTTGTATAACGTACCAATCTGCCATCTTTGTCCTCTATAGCTTGTTGATCCATTGCTATTAACATTAGATCAATTACACAAGTTACACTCTTACCACTCCCAATTGGGCCGATGATAGTTCTTACAAAGCCAGTTTCTGAATTTCTAGCTTCGTGGAACTTTTTACCTGTGGGAGATGGTATATATATCATAGTGTTATAGCCGATTTTTGAGAATTATATCATAGAATTTGGGATGTGTCAAGATATATTTAAAAATTTTTTAATTAAATCAAGTGCTTA